TGATCTGGGGATGGAATTGGCTGGGCAAACGAATGAGAAAGGTAATTGATGAGTAGTTTTATGGGATGGAAGAGTTACGACTTGCAAGTAATATGCATGAAGTGCGGGGAGACTTGGAACAAGGAAATGCCTGACGATGCGTGCGAATGTACTGAAGAAGATGACCAGGAAGAGGAGGAAGAGGAATGAATTTGTATAAGCCTACCCGAAAGCTTGAGAACAGGATGATGGAGATTGCAAGGTTGCGAAAGCGCATTCGCGCATTGGAGATTGATCGATACGTAAAAGAGAACGAGCGCATAAGATTGATCGCAAAATCTGCCCTTGCTCGTGAGGACTCCTTGGAAATGGATGAGTCTCTTGCAATTATGCGGGAAGCTCTTGAAGAGATATGCGAAGAAAGGAAGAAGAATGCCCGATGAAGGGATGGATGTGGTTCTATTGGGGCAGATACGTTCGTCCGATACTTGCGTACGTTCTGAGAAATTGTCTGTATATATGCATCGTTCCGGCAAGGAGAATATTGAGATTCGTCCGAGCAAAGTCGGGCAGGAGGATGAGTGCTGGATCGTTGGAGAAAAGGAAATTCCGTGTCCCTCCTTGGTTGAGGCATTGATCGTGGGCATGGAAATACTCAATCGTGCCTAGAGTAACTTACGCAGACGAGGTAGATGCTAGGTTCGGTATCCCTTGGACGGATGATTTGAAGTACGAAAAGGGTGATTTGGTATGCGCATTGAACGAGCAAGAGATTGATCGCTTGACCATAGAAGACCCCGAACGGGCGGAGACCCTTACTCGCTTGCTTATCGATCAACCGACCAGCGAGAAGGAAGACCCGATAGCATGGGGATGGACTCTTCCTGGTTGGAGACGAGTGATGGAACGGTTCGATAAGGACAAGATTCACGTAATTCTTGGAGGGAATAGGAGCAGCAAGACAATGATGGCTTCCCGTATGCTCGTCCACTTGGCGCAGAGCATTCCCGAAGCGGAAATACGCAGTATGCACGTGACTGAGGAACGGAGCATACAGGACGCTCAGAAAACAATTTGGCAAAACTTGCCCATGCGGTACAAGCGGAGCAAGAAGAAGGGAGCAAATCATAGCTTGCAATACAATCAGAAGAATGGGTTCAATTCGGCAAAGGCAATCCTTCCACCCACCCTTGACGGAGCGGAGCGTGGAAGCACGATATACTTTAACAATTATCGCCAATACATGGCAGACCCCCAAATCTTTGAGGGTTGGTCCGCTCATTGCATCCACTTGGATGAGGAAGTGCCGGAGAGCATATTTAATACTTTGCTTGGCAGGACTGCGGATTTTCATGGTCGATTGATCCTTACTTTTACCACTCTTCAAGGATGGACGCCATTGATCAACAGCTTGCTCAAGGGCGCGCAAACCGTACGTACGCAATATAGCGAACTGATGGACAGGGAACTACCCGTCGAACAGGTCTGTACGAACTGGCCCGATTGTCGGATACATTACTTCTGGAGCGAACATACTCCGTTTATCGACTCTGCGGAACTTATTCGTACTTATTCGAAACAACCGCAAGAGGTAAAGCTCGCCCGATTGTACGGAATACCGTCAAAGAGTTATGAGGGCAGGTTTCCGAAGTTCACTAGGGAGACCAATGTCGTTGAGCATGAAAAGATACCCTTTATACAAGACGCGGGCGCGCGCGTGACGAGATACTTCATATGCGATCCGGGGGGTAGCAAGCCATGGGTTGCAATATGGGCGGGTGTGATGGATGACGGGAGGATATACGTATATCGTGAGTTTCCTGACTCGACAATGGGTGCATGGGCATTGCCCCACGTCAATAATGCGGGCAGGAGCGTGGGCAAGCCCGGACCTGCCCAGCGACCATTGGGTTGGGGATATGCAGATTACAAGAATCATTTTGAGAACTTGGAGGATGGAGAGGACGTATTTGAAAGAATAGTCGATCCGAGGATGGGATCGGCAACCGTTCGTACGAAGGAGGGAGAATCGAACATAATCAATTCGATGAGCAACTTGGGATTCGTTTTCCGTCCTGCGCCGGGTGTGGATATCGAGGGTGGGATAGCAAAGATTAATGATGCGCTTAGCTGGGATGATACCGAACCGATGAATGATTCCAATCGTCCCAAGCTTTTCGTTAGCGAGAATTGCGAGAATACGATCTCTTCAATGATTGAATACAGCGGACAGAGCAGGCAGGAACATTGGAAGGATCAAGTTGATTGCATCAGATACTTGATGGTCAGCGGGCCTGAGCATATCACTACTGAAAAGCTTAGGGTTACCGGGGGTGGAGGGTATTGATGATAACTAGATTAACAGAGGGGATGAGTTATGACTGATGGGGCTCAGGTCAGGTTTGGCTTTTTTGAGGAGCTATTGGGGCCTGATGACGAAAAGCGAGAGGAGGATGCGGAACTAGTTTTCAAATATTTCAGGCAACGGGGGATGCCTTACTATGAGTACACGGAAGAGGAAAAGCTCTTAGAGTTCAAAAAGATCGTAGAGAGTAATTTTCAGCAGGGCATTCAGGATGGTGAGGTCTTGCAAATCTTGAATGGAATTGGTCTTGCGTGGTCTTACTTTCCGCATCATTGGGAGGTGCAAGTCCTGAAGATGAAAAGACCCATTGACATTTTCAATGATGACTTACTTTTGAAAAAAGCATTGAAGTCTAGAATTAAGTGGGGGGGGAAGTTTTTAGCAAATGGATTCATGTCTGACGCTAATTTGAGAAAAGCAATAAGAACGGCTTCGGGTGTTCAGGCGGTGAGCAATTTTAGACCTGTTGCAAGTGCAAGCATTTATTACAAATACGCACCAAATGGGAAAGTTTGGGATATGTCTTGTGGTTTTGGTGGCAGACTATTTGGTGCGTTAGCTTGCGGAATAAAAAAATACATAGGCACAGACCCATGTCATTTGACTTTTGAAGGGTTGAACAAAATAAAAAAAGATTTTGAACACTTAAATACTGAGGTTGCTTTATATAAACAAGGATCAGAAAGTTTTGTTCCAAGTGAATCGGTTGATTTATGCTTTACTTCGCCACCTTACTTTAACACCGAAGAATATTCTAATGAGACATCGCAGTCATTTAAGAAATTTCCAAGTCAAGATGCGTGGAAAAATGGATTTCTAAGGCAGACAGTAAAAAATTGCAGGTCATGCCTTGCGCGAAACGGTCATATGATTATTAATATAGCCAACGTAAAAACGTTCAAGGACTTGGAGGCACAAACGTTAAAGGTTTGCAGGGAAGAAGGTTTTGCCTTAAAGGAAACATTGAAGCTTAGGTTAAGCAGTATTAATGGGGGATTTAAATATGAACCCGTTTTTGTTTTTGCAAAAAATAATTACTAAAAAGCCGCCCGTGGACAGAAAACTACTAAAGACCCACGGACGGCAGAACATGAATGAATGTATTCAAAGCATTGATTCAATGCCCTTGACTGTCAACTGGAATTTTTATATTTTGCAAGTGATATGCTAAATGCGGCTGATCCCGAACTTCTTTATGCGTCGAAAGAACCAGACGTCGCATATTTGTCACAAACTTTCAAGACCACGCAATCCGATCTTGGTGAGTGGCTTGATCGCAGGCAAAGGGATTACGACGTAAGGAATTGCCAATGGGCTGGGAAATCCGATGATTTCAAAAAGCATTCATCATTGAACAGTACCGGGGAAGTATTCCCGTGGGATGGTGCGAGCGACCAGGAAGTCCGCCTTGCCGACGAGCTTATCGGATGCAGGGTGAGCATGGTAATGAATGCAGTCAGACGTGCGCATATCGTTGCTACCCCGACTGAATCGAACGACGTCGAACGAGCATCAGTAATAAGCAATTTTCTTCGCTGGTTGATAAACAGCAAGATGACTGAATTTTATCCTCAGATCGAGCTTGGACTCAATCATCTCTTTGAGAAGGGAATGATGGTTCATTACTGCTGGTATGAGCAACAAGACCTGAAACAACAACAAACTATCCGCCTTGAGGAACTTGCCCAGCAACTTCCTGCCATTGCCGAAGCCATACAGGACGGGAGCATGGATGATGAGTTCGTAGAGTTGCTCAAGCAACAATTCGGAGTATCCAAGCGGAAAGGTAGGGGGATGCTTAGGGAGTTGCGAAAGGACGGAGAAACGACTATGCCCGTTACCAGAGAAGTGGTCAGTCGCCCCAAGATCAAGGCTCTCGCCCCGGATGAGGATATTTTCTGGCCCAACTATACGATTGATCCGCAAGAAGCTCCTTACGTCTTTCACGTCGTTCGCATGACCCCCGAACAGATTCGGGCAAAGATAAGGAGCGAGGATTGGGACGAGGAGTTCGTCGAGCAAGTGATCGAGCTTGCGAACAATGCGCAAAGCGATGACAACTTGTACAACATCCAAGAAAAGGATCAGTTCGTACGTACTGATGATCAATACGTAAAGATACTCTATTGCTATCAACGATTGCTCGATGAGGATGATACTCCCGGTCTTTATTGTACCGTCATGCATGAGGACTTGAGCGAAGTATACGCCAAGCACCAACTGCTCGATTACGCGCACGGACAATATCCGTTCACGGTAACCACTCTGGAAAAGACGAGCAAGCGATTGTACTCGTCCAGAAGCTATCCCGAACTTATCGAATCCCTCCAGCAAGTACTCAAGGTGGAGACTGATTCGTTGATTGATAGACAGAGCCTGTCCACTTTGCCCCCGCTTGAACACCCATTGGGCAGAGCCCCAAGCAAATGGGGGCCGGGTACTAGAGTACCATATCGTACCCCCGGAGAGTACAGATTTGCGGATACTCCTAGGTTTGATGCAGGAAACGTCGAGGTCAGAAGATACGTCAAGGAACAAGCTGATAGATATTTCGGGAGGAATGCACCGGGGGTCGATCCTACCGAAGCGCAAATGAAACAGCAAGAAGTGGTGGACAAAGTATTTCATCACCTCAAGCACGTGATCGATCAAGTGTTCAGTCTTTATCAACAGTACGGGCCTGACCAAGAATACTTCCGAGTTACTGGCATACAGGACGTACAGACCTATTCCAAGGGTGGTCCGAGCGAACGGTTTGATTTTTACTTCCAGTTCGACGTTGCTACCCAAGACCCCGCACAAATGCTTGAGCGCGTAAAAGCGATTGCCGAGCTTGGGGGTATGCTCGATAGGAACGGTACGCTGGATACCGAAAGGCTCTTGCAAATTGCAGTCGGACAGATTATGCCTGGTGCGGCTGAGAACGTCATGATCCCCAAGGAGACCGCATCTCAAAAAGCAGTCGAGGAAGAAAGGCAGACCATTGCCGAGATATATGCCGGAGTACCCCCGAACGTCCGTCCGAATGACGCGCATGAGATGAAGCTACAAATATTTCAACAATGGCTCGCCCAGCCAGACGTTGCGCAAAAGGTACAGGCAGACCCTGCCTTGCAGGAGCGCATACAGACTTACGTTCAACAGCGCCAGTTTGCCGTTCAACAGCGCCAAAATGCTGAAATTGGCAGGCTAGGTACTATGCCCACGCAATTCGGACAAACACCAACCGCCGCATGATTGCGGAAGAATTAATCAAAAAAGAGATTCGTTCATGGTCTTCCGAAGTATTGGAAAGACCGAGCGAAAACTTTGGTGGCTTGCCACCTTGTCCGTATGCCAAGCGAGCATGGAATGAGGAAAAGGTCGGTTTGCGCGTTACCCATGACTTGCAAACTGCTTTGCGTATCAAGCATGGCGAACCGATTGCAAAGGATGGGGTAGAGGTAATTGCATGGACTGCATGGGATGATATGAGCGCCGAACAGTTTGATCAATGGATAGACGAACAGAATGAAGACCATAATGGGGTATGGATGATAGGATTCCATCCAGACCATCCTGTTGATGATTTGCAGGATGAGTTTGAAGGGAATGATTGCCCGGAATATGCAGTCATCTTGGTCCAGCCTCTTTCCGATCTGAGCGCCGCATCAAAAAGGATTTTGAAAAAGGGATATTATCAAAGATATTCTACGGAAGATATGAACCACGTAAACTGGAGGAACGCACAATGAAGGGACGTCGCAAGATGCGCAAGACCGTTAAGCGGAAGAAGAGATGATTAATTATAGGGGGGAGAGGTTTTCCGGGTATAACAAGCCTAAGCGCACACCTGGAAAGAAAAAGAAGTTTGCCGTTCTTGCCAAGCAGGGCGACAAAGTTCGATTGATCCGCTATGGTGATCCGAACATGACTATCAAGAAGGATCAGCCCAAGCGTAGAAAGTCCTTTCGCGCCAGACATAAGTGCGATACCTCTCCCCCTAGTAAACTAACGGCAAGATACTGGTCATGCAAAAAATGGTGATATGGCAAAGAACGTACCAACGAACAAGAAACTATATGCCCGCGTAAAAGCGGAAGCCAAAAGGAAGTACAAGGTCTGGCCCTCCGCATATGCGAGCGGATGGTTGACCAAGACTTACAAGGCTAGGGGCGGAAAGTACAAGTCCGCAAAGAAGTAGAGTCATGGCAAAGAGAAGTGGCGGACTGACCAAGTGGTTCAGCAAGAACAAGGGCAAGGGATGGATTGATTGCAAGACAGGCAAGCCATGTGGTAGAAAGTCTGCAAAGAAGGGAAAGAGCAAGCGTCCATATCCTGCTTGCCGACCGACCAAGGCTCAATGCAAGAAGAGCGTGGCAAAGAGAAAGACCGGGCCTAAGCGCGTTAGCTGGAAGGGGAAGAGATGATTTGGAAAAAGAAAAAGACCAATCACGATATTGATCCCGAAGAAGCGTTCAAGGTATTGTCCTTGCTCAAGGACGAGCCTAACTTCAAGACATACGTTCAGATGAGGGAAGCAATGCGTGAGGACGTCATTCGTCAATTACAGACTAAGGAATCCATAGAGTGTACTAATCGTCACTATATGCTGACCGGGAAACTGGAAGCGATAGACGAGGAACTCGATCAGTTTTACAATTTATAGGCATTGGGGTATGTCTTGCCCCCGCGTGAGTTCTGCCACATCTCCTCGCGCGGGGGTTTTTTCTTGTACAAATCAAGCGCGTAGGGTAGTTTTGTAACATTGGCGAAAAATGCGCTAAGAGTTTATGACAGTCGAATCAAATGAAGCTGAAGTTGCTACCTCTGAAAATGCTGAGAGTAGCGAAACGCCCGGTGAGGGGAATCTTACCATGGCTGAGTTGGCGAGCAATTTGCTCAAGAACAAGACCAAGGAAGAACCACCCGAACCAACCGAGGAAGAATCGGAATCTCCTGAACAAGCTGGAGTGGAAGAGGAATCCGAGGAACAGTCAGTCGAAGAGCAGGAGGAATCGGAACAGACCGAGCCACCCGCAGAGCCTTCGGACGTTCTTTCTAAGTATAATATAGACCTGGACTCGTTATCCGAGGATGAGACCAAGGAGCTTGCAAAGTCCTTGCATCTTAGCGCGGTCAAAAGATTTGGTGATCTTACTGCGCAAAAGAACGCATTGGCACAACAGAATGCGCAATTGCAAGAGCAAGCCCAGAAGCAAGAACAGGCATCTCAATCAGAGAATCCTGAGTTCCTCAAGGATAACGCCCTAGCTAACGTAAACGATATCAACTCCTTAAAGCAGGAGGTCGAGAACTTCAATGCCCTCGTAGAATGGGCTGACGAAGGTCTTGAGAATGAAGTCGAATACGATGATAATGGGAACGAGTACGTAGTCAAGGAAGGGGACAAGACCTATACCAAGGCTGAATTGCGAAGGATTCGCTCTAATGCGAAGAAAATCCTGCGCAAGGACGTCCCTGCCCGTGAGAAGTGGATTGCCGAGCGTCAACAGTACGATCAGCAAGCCATTGAGACTTTCCCATTCTTAGGAGATGGGGAGAGTGAGGATTATCAAATCTTCATGCAAGCGAAGAATAATCCGCTCTATAGTCCGATCCTCAATCATTTGCCCAACGGAAATTTTGCATTGGCAATGATGATCGAGGGTATGCGTTCAGTCCAAGGAAGACAGAAACAAGCGAGCAAACCCAAGCCAAAGCCGAAAGCTCCAGTAGCATCAGCGGAGGCGGGAACTGCAAAACCACGTAGTGAGAACTCGCAAAGAAAGAAGGCATTGCAGGTGGCTAAGTCGAAATTCGATGAAACTGGCGACATGACCGACTTACAACACTATATGAAACTCAAGCGGGAAACCGCATAACAACTTAAACATCAAGGAGGATAACAGATGGCATCAAGCACATCATATAATACCGCCGGAAACAGGGAAGACCTGACCGACATTATCTCCATTCTAGAGCCGGAATCCACGCCTTTCGTCAGCATGATGAAAAAGGGCAGGGCAACTGGTACTTTCGTAGAATGGCAAGCCGATAAGCTCAGTACTCCCGATTTCGACGGGGTCAATGAAGGGGAGGACGTTTCGTCCTTCAAGAATCAAGCCGAGGATCGCGCTCGTCTGGGCAATTACGTCCAGAAGTTCCGTGACACTTTCCAGGTATCGGACATTCAAGAACTGGTAGATACCGCAGGGGTAGCCAATG